CTTTCATGCAACTCAATACTATGGACGTGAATACCATAGTCTGAAGGCTGAATGTGTACCCATTACCCATGGAAGAGTAAATGTGCATTTCTTCAGCACTTTTGTCCGGCATCTCTACAAATCTTGTCCGAAAATAATCGGACAAATCTGTAAATGCGGCCGGAAAGAGTAAATGAATGACCTCATAAGAAAGCGTATCGCTCGCACTAGTTAAATCGATCGTGGCAAAAGAGCCATCTTTCGATCCAATTTGTGCTAGTTTTTTAGCCTTCTCTTGCTGATGAGCCGGGTTTAATCCCGTCTTAATTCGCAGAGCGTCATCCATGCAACGACCCAGGCCTCTTTGAAAGAACATGTTGATACATGGTTCTGTCGCGATGCCCCGATCGATAGCACGAGTCTTATTCACGGTTGAAAACTTTGAGCACCTGATCATGCTATAATGGTATTGATGTGCACGTGTATGTTCTACACGATACGATCTAACCGAAGTTCTAGCATAGGATAACCACAAGGAAATCAAATTTGGGTCAGAAGCCGACAGCCGAGAGGCTGAGACTTTTCCCAGAAATGATGTGTGGCGGGTCCCACGTGACGCTCCAGGGCCAAAATCACCTCGTTCCATAATCGCAGAAAGCGAATATGATTCTTGGTTAGGTCCATAAAGCGACGCGGTGGTCCACATTGCAAGAAGCGACCGGCTATACAGAAGTATATCGGCCACATCCGGGGTAAATTCCGGAGAAAAATTCTTACAATGTCGATTCATGGTCAAGAACAGCTTAACCGCCTTCTTCCCTGCATCTGGGTTGCGTATATCTACATTCTTCTTCAATAAAGAAGCCTGTAGCTGTCGGCAAGCCATTAAGCGCGGAAGAGTTTGGTATTGCTGGAGAGCCATGTTACAATCGCGTTCCAACAGGTGTTGGAGGTAACTTGTTCTATCGTCTGACATAAACCTTATCCTCTATGATGAAATTAATTGATCTCAGCGCTTACGCGCCAAAGTAAAACGCGTAAGAACTTGAGGCTAGCTCCCGAATAATATCGAGAATTAGCTGTAATACCATATACCAATAGTACAAATCCCAGTTAGGGATCAATACCATTGGAAATGGAATCAAAGGTTTCATCACCAGCTGCG